TCCACCTTTGATCCACAGACGGACAATCGCCGCCTCGGTAACGGCACGCCCCTTGATTTGCAGGGCCTCCACGAGTTGGGCCCGAATACGCAAGGGAATGGAAGACAGCTTGATTTCCTCATTACCAACTAGAACGTAAGCCTCCGCCTGTTGCTCTGGGGTCAGAGTTATGAAAGGTCGATCCTTGTCAAAGCCCCATTCGTTGTAGCGCGCGACATTCAATTTCTCCTGGTCCAGCAGGGTGCGCAGTATTTCGGGTGACGCCTTCTTGCCGTTGCTCGCCTCCCACTCGTTGATCAATACCTGCATGCGGTCGGTAAAGGCCAGGTAATTCGCTTGCTCCTTGGTGTCCGGCGCTCTGGAGTACGGCAGGATTTTCAGCTCCTGCGCCGTGCGCTTCAGCAGGTCCGCAGTGGTCATCAACTGCAAGCCTTCCGGATTCTGTTTTTCGCCCTTCACTCCCCTGGCCGCCAGGATTATCTGATTGGCATTGCGCAGGTCGCCATCCGAGAAGTACGGGCGATAGTCCCGCATGAGCTGCTGTGGAGTGATGGATGCCAGGGTAGCCGGTGACAGGTTGGTGAATTCCAACCACTTGCTCACGTCGGTTTTCACCGGTACGCCTTCGGTCAATACCCTTTGTATGGCCCTGGCATCGCGCCCATCCATAGCCGCCAACAGTGAAGGTGGCACACGCTTGTGCTGGGCAACCAATTTCCACCCTTGGTCGGCAGCATCCCTCTGCTCTCGCTCGCGTAGATTCACGCGTTCTGCGTCGTAGTTTTTCAGGCGCAAGACTACGGCGTCCTCTTCCTTTCCGGACAATTTGCGTCTTGCCTCCTCCAGGGCAGCGGCAATGTCGTCCTTGTGTCGGGAATAGATGGCGTCGGCCTGATCCTGCGTACGAGCCTCGAAATTGCCGGCATCGAGGATTTTCGTGGCTTGCAGACGAGCCTCGGGCGTCAGTTCAGCATTGAACTGCTTCAGGTATTCGCGAGCGTAATCCAGCTTGCCCGCGTCAACGGCAGAGGCGATGACAGATGCGTGACCTAGGGAAAGCTCCGCTACCATTTGTGCCGCTACCCATTGTGAGGCGCTATCGAAACCCCTCAAGCGGCCCTGCTCGACCACCGCGGACCGGATGACATTGCGCGACTGACTGAGCAACTCTGCGTCGCCCCAAGCCATGGACATCTGGTCGCGCGCTACCTGGATGTTGGCTTCCTGCTCGCTGTAGTTGTAGGTGCCGTATTCTCGGGCAACATGCTGGTTCGTGGCGCCATTGAACTGCGACATGATCTGGCCGGACTGGAGGCGGAATGCTTCACGTTGCGCTTCGTTGCCAAGACCGGCTTCGATGTCGTCGAAGCGCTTTTGCAGCTTTCCCTGGTACTCATCGACGAGGCTCTTGTTGTCTGGACGGAACAGCGCATTCCCGCCGCGCAGATGCACGAACCCCTCGTCCAGGCCATACGCCAGGTCGTTTCTTGCAGTAACAGCCTGTCTCATGCCAGCGTTGACCCGCAGCCCGTTGGCCTGTTTCTCCATGTCCAGGGCGATCCTGCCGAGTTCGCTACCGGAGCGCTGTAGGTTCTGGCCCTGCTGCTGCGCCTGCTGCCCGGCCACGTCCGGGATTTCCGGAGAGGTCAGGCGCACCTGTGGCAACGCGTTGGCGGAAGCCTGGAAGTTATCGAATGTCGGTACGCGTGGCACGATCTACCTCAGTTCGAACAGAGTGCCCTTCAGACTGCCTGATTTGTTGAGGGCGTACCACGAACTGGCGACTGTACCGGCACTGCCCAACAGACTGGCAGCCGCTGAGCCGAAGGGGCTGATTGCTCCGGCCGCCGCGCGCTTGGTCAGGGCCTCGTTCCGAAAGTTGACACCTTGGGTGCGGTATCCCCAGGCGGATCCAATCGCGTCGGCGGTCAGGGTGTTGACGTCGATGTCCTTCATGATGTCAGTCGACGCCTGAAGCTCGGCGGCGCTACCTACGCCAAGGTCGATACCGTTAGCAGCCAACGCGGCCCGCTGGCTGCTCTTGAGTCTCCCCGCCCGCAGGGTGAGCGCGCCAACCTGCTGCTGACCTTGGTGAAGAATCGATTGCGCGCCAAGTTCTGAAATGCGGGCGTTGATGTCTGCGATGTCCGCTTGCCCTCTCAGCGCGGTCTGCTTCGATGCTGCGCTGAAATATCCGCCGATGGTGGATGCGATTCCACCGCCAATCTGACTGGCCAGCGAGGCCGACGCGATTTGACTAGATGAAAATCCCATGACCTAGACTCCAAATATCAACTACCGAGTGTAACCTCAGCCGTCAAGGCCACCACGGTGAGCGGCAGCGGATCGGATTGACGCACAAAAATCTGCCCGCTGTCGGCCCACGATGGGGTCAGCACGATGAGGATTTCTTCGCTCTTCAGATTTGGCGGAGTGCCGTAGCTTTCTGTAGTGCGTTGCTTGGCCTCGACCAATTCATTGGCGTTTGGCCCCACGAAGATCCCAGAGGATCGATACACGCGTAGCCATACCCGGTTCACATTCTTGACCCGACCCTGCCCGAAGCTGCCATCCTGTAGCTGCACGGCGAGCGGCAGGGTTTGCAGGTCGGCCTCGATGGGCAGACCGACATGCACAAGGCTGGCCTCGATGTCGAGGGTGATGCTCCCGCCCGTGACCACACGCTGAGGATGTACCGCGCCGTCGGCCAGGATGTTGACCGTTTTCCCTTCGAGGTGACTCAGGCCGCTGATGACGTCGGCTGGTACACCAGAGTAGGTGGCTCCTGCATCGACAAAAAAGGCGTCGGCCTGCGTGGCTAATTGTCGTGATGCCATGCGCTCGACGTAGCGCACGCTGGCGCCGTTGATCGTGCGACGAATCACGCAGTAGAGTCTGTCCTCACTTCCCTCGGACACCACCGCGCAGGATTCGAACACGCCGTCCGTGTCGTGCCGGTGCCAGGCGCCAAGCTGTTGCTCGGGTATGTAGGTGAGGCCCAGGAGGTCACCCGATGTCGAGACGAACCAGACCAGCGGCTGAGGCGCCTTGGCGTAGGCCATATCCGTGACATCGAATGTATCGAACAGGTGTGGCGCGCGAAGCGACAGATCTCCGGTAAGGAAGCCATTTGCCTGCCAGTTGTAGGCCAGCTCGCGCACATGTCCGCCGCGCGCCGCACAGTAGATCAAGCTATTGTTGATGAGGTGTGGCTGCACGTTGGATGCTCCAACGTAGGATTGCGGGCGCACACTGATGGTACTGGGTGTGATGGCATCGCTGTTCACGGACATGATCCGCCACTCTGCCGATGATGTGAGCAACAGCAGTTGGGTGAGCGGCACGATATGGCGGATGGTGTTTGCCTCTCGCGCTGCAACGCGGAATGAGATGCGATCATCGTCGCGAACCGGGAGCGAGTAGCTCATGTCCGATTCGGTGCCGCTCCTGGTCATCCAGATGTTCTGCGGCTTGTTGGTCGTGCCGGCAAAGCTTCGGCGCTGCTCGAAGTAGGACACAGCACCGGGGTAGTCGCCGGAGGCGCTAAATACGGTGTCATAGATGGGCGGAGTTTTGCCAAGGTCAGGGCTGATGTTATCGTCGATGATGGACAGATCGCTGGTTTGCCCGATGTAGCCGTACAGGCCGCCCTGCATCTTATAGACGTTATAACGCGAGGCGCCAGTGACGGCCGTCCACGAGATCGTCACCGTGGCACCCGTTTCAAACAGGTTGCCCCCTACGTTCGATGATGCCGACGCGGCCGATTCGCTGACCCCCGCGGAATCCACTGCCGTGACAACGTAGTAGTAGGTATATTTCACGGCGGTATGACCGGCCGCTACCAGTATGGGCGCGTCGGGTGAAGCAATCGACGCCGCGAAGGATATGGTTGCCAGCTGCCAGTTGGTCACATCCAGACGACGTAGTTCGCGCGGCGAGTAAGCCGGATGCACCAGGGTGAGCACGTCGGCCGACTGGACGTAGTGAATGTCGAACAGGTCGGCCTCGGCGTAGGGGTTGGCGATTTCATAGGGCAGGCCCGCGCTCAGCAAGGTAGCGCCTAGGGTGTGGAAGCGGAAGTATCCGGCTCCCACCTCGATGATCATGGTTTGCGTCGTCGAATAGGTGAAGGGAATCAACCGCACCTGCTTGGTCGAGTCCTTCACCTCGCGCACAAAGGCGAATCCGGGGCGGTTTTCCGCAGGTCCCTGCGGCTTGGTAACGAAGTTGCGGCAGCGGGCAAGGCCCGACTGATACTTGGAATCGTCAACGCGTCCGAACCCCTCCGGGCCAATTTCACCGCCCGAGAACGAGCGTTGCAGGGTGCGAATGTTCGCCATGGCTACCTACCGCTGATCCATGTGGGGGTATGCTCGGGGCGCACCTTGCGCTGGTTTGCATCCGATATTGTGGCCTCGTGGAATGCACGCAGGAAGCCCTGTAGAGTAGCCCTTGCCATGGCTACGCCAGCGTCGCCTTTTATCACCGGTCCGGCCAGATAGGACGCCAGCAACCAGGCGAGCGAATCGACGAAGAGGGGCGCGAATTTGGTGGTGTCGGTCACGCGCGCGACAAATCGTAGGCTGGCGGCCTCCTGGTTTGTCAGGATGATAGAAGCGCCAGTGTCGTCGCTTTCCGCATCGTAGGGTTGAGTATCCTCATCGTTCGAGGCATCGGCCGGAAGAACCGCAAGCAGCTTGATTGCGCCGGTGGGCTCGGCATAGGCAAAGGCCCAGTTCCAGGAGTTTACAGCGAGCTCGGCAAGCTGCACGCGCCGGGTAGCGAACTTCCACGGATGCATTTCCAGCAGGGTGTCGCGGGCCAACGGGTAGAAGCGCGCACAGTGTTCCGCCTGGGATGAACCCTCGGGCGGATCGATGCTCGATACCGTGGCGTTGTCACCCAGACGTGCCAGGGCTGCGTTGCAGATGTCAACCTCTGATGCCATGGGTGCTCACTAAAAAAAGCGGGGGCG